AAACTGTAGGGCTTGGAATCGAACCAAGAAGATCTACCACGCTAATGATTGATCGGCAGTTAAACGGACTGCTGTGTTTACCTATTTCACCACCCTACATTGACCCTGAGTTAATCAGGGATTGCTTGCATAATACGAGTAACTCCTATCCCTCCACCACTTCTGGGGAAGAAATCGAATTCTAGGAATTCATCAAGTTCTTTCTCAACTCTTTCTTGTCCGAACTTATCATAAAGAATTTGTGCGTATCCACCATCAGAGATTGTATAAAAGGTTTCACGCATTTGTCCTTTATCAGTACTACGTTCAGCAGAACCAATAGTTTCCATACCATTAAGAATTACATCAATCTTCCTGCTAGTACCATTATCATTCCTTGCCATATTCCAGAAAGGTGATGTCCATTCAGGGAAGTCTGTAATCATACCTCTACCAATGGCTGCTTCATGCCCATGATCTAATTCTCTTACAGAATATTTGTATGCCCAGTCATCATACTCTCTAATATTTTCTTCCTCTAAAGGAATTCCTAGATGTTCACATAATTCTATTTCCATTTGTTTGAGTTCTTCTACACCTCCGTGCATTTCAAACTCAAACATGGGGAAGATTGTTTCATGTCTTCCAGGTACTGGATTAGGTTCTGCTCTATATGATGTAGAGAGGCAGAAGAATCCTGGTACATCTGGGTTTTTAAGTAATTCATACTCCAACCACATTTGTCCAGTTTGTGGGAGTGGCCAAATATTACCACCATAATTGTATGTTGCTACCGTTTCCGGGTCTTCACATGCAGCAAGAATGCTTAAACGATTTTGTGTGTGGACTTCGAGAAAATTTTTAGCCAAAAAAAAGGAGCGTAAACGCTCCAGTGTTTTGGTATATTTTTTAGGGTCAATCAGCGCAGTCATTATTTCTAGACAAAACTAATTTATTTAGACAGGATAAATATTTCAAATGAACATTATGTCATGTCGCATTTGATTATATCAAAGAAGAATGAGGTATATCTGCATGTTCAAGCAGAACCTCATGTGTATTACGAACTGGCAGATCAATTTACTTTTGAAGTTCCTGGTGCAAAATTTTCACCGGCTTACAAGAAAAAGTTTTGGGATGGAAAAATCCGATTATTTAATACCCAAAAAGGAGAAATATATGTTGGGTTATTAGATAGAATGGTACAATTTTGTAAAGATCATGATTATACTTACGAATTTAAAGATAGTAAGTATTATGGAATTCCTTTTGAAGTGAATGAGGGTATATCAAAAGAAGGTGTGAAGGATTATATGAATGCTATTTGCAGGCATAAACCTAGAGATTATCAAATTGAGGGAGTATACGACGCTCTAAGACATAATAGAAAGCTGTTGATATCCCCAACTGCTTCGGGAAAGTCTCTGATGATATATTCGATTGTCCGATACTTTGTTGAGAAAGGGAAAAGTACTCTGATAGTTGTTCCGACGACTTCCCTAGTAGAGCAAATGTATAAAGACTTTGCAGATTATGGCTGGGACGTTGGTTCATTTTGCCACAAGATATACGCAGGTAAAGAAAGAGAGACGGACTCTCAAGTCATTATTACTACTTGGCAATCAATCTACAAACTCCCCAGGAAATATTTTGAGAGATTCTCTGTTGTGGTTGGGGATGAGGCTCACCAGTTTAAGTCAAAATCACTTATATCTATAATGACTAAACTTTCAGATGCTAAGTATCGTTATGGATTTACTGGAACATTAGATGGTTCTCAAACACATAAGTGGGTATTGGAAGGATTATTTGGTCCTTCTTATAAGATTATTAAGACAGATGAGCTCATGAAGAAAGGTCATCTTGCTACATTAGATATTAATGTGCTTCTATTGAAACACCCACCGAATAAATTTGAAACATATGAAGATGAAGTTCAATATATTATTGGACATAATCGCAGAAATAAGTTTATTAAAAATCTTGCTTTGGATCTAAAAGGCAATACTTTGATATTATTTGCCAGAGTAGAAGGGCATGGAGAACCATTATACGAATTAATAAATAATAGTAACATAATCGAAAATCGTCATGTCTTTTTTGTACATGGTGGTGTAGATACGGAGGACAGAGAAAAAGTTAGAGAGATTACTGAAAACGAAAACAATGCGATTATTGTGGCATCTTATGGAACTTTCTCCACGGGAATTAATATTAAAAACTTACATAACGTCATTTTTGCTTCTCCGTCTAAGTCTAGAATTAGGAATCTACAGTCAATTGGAAGAGTCCTAAGAAAAGGTGATAAGAAAACTAAAGCAACGTTATATGATATTGCGGATGATATCAGCTACAAATCTAGGAGGAATTATACTTTGAATCATCTAATTGAAAGAATTAAGGTTTATAATGAAGAAAACTTTAATTATGATATAGTAAACATACCACTTAAAAACTAATGGGAGAAGAATTTCACTCTATTATAAAATTGGTATCAGGAGAAGAAATATTTTCATTAGTTTCTGTTGATGAAAATGATGGAGATCCTGTAGTAGTTTTACAGAATCCTTTAATCATGAAGATGTTTACTAATAGCAATGGAGCTCATATTAAAGTAAAACCTTGGATTGATTTATCTACTGAAGAATTTTTTATGATAAAATCTGATAAGATTATTACTATGACTGAAAGTAAAGATCAAAAGTTAATTGAAATTTATAATAATTTTATTACAACAGATGAACCTATAGAAATTCATAGTTCTAATGGTTATACTCGACCAACAACTAAAATGGGATATGTTTCTTCAGTTAAAGCTGCTAGAAAACATTTAGAAACTTTATTTAATCTAAAGAATATTAAAGAAAGCTAAATCTTAATCTCAAACGGAACAAACCTATTCTACTTATAATTACGAAACTTGTCAAGCCCCAAAAGTATGGTATAATAACTATAGTTAAGACGGAACGCCGATGTTATGCCAAAAAAGAAAACCGAACACTATGTAAACAATAAAGAATTGCTAGAAGCGATGATTGTCTATAGGTCAAAGGTAGGAGTCGCAAAGGAAATTTATATTAAAAAATATGATAAGGATCCTCCAAAGTCTGGTCCATGGGAAGGTAAGCCAAAAATCCCAAACTACTTGGGAGAATGTTTTTTAAAGATTGCGACTCATTTGTCGTATAAACCGAATTTTGTTAATTATATGTTCCGTGAGGATATGATTTCTGATGGTATAGAGAATTGTGTGCAATATATTCATAATTTCGATCCAGAGAAGTCTAGAAACCCATTTGCATACTTTACCCAAATTATTCATTATGCTTTTTTGAGAAGGATTCAAAAAGAGAAAAAGCAATTGGATATTAAAACAAAAATTATTGAAAGAACTGGATTTGATGAGGTTATGGTTGTTGATGATAATCAATTAGTTGGCAAGAATTCAGATTATAATACAATTAAGGATAATATCCAGTATCGTAATAGATGAAGGTCGCTATCATAACAGATACCCACTATGGGGCTAGGAAAGGTTCTAAACACTTTCATGATTATTTTGAACTCTTCTATAAAAATATCTTTTTCCCTGCTCTAGAAGAGTATGAGATAGGTACTGTTGTCCATATGGGAGATATATTCGATAGTCGTAAGTCAATTGACTATCAAAGTTTTGAGTGGGCAAAGAGAGTTGTATTTGAACCACTTAAGAAGTATAAGGTTCATGCAATCACTGGTAATCATGATTGTTATTATAAGAATACTAATAATATAAATTCTCCAGAATTGTTATTACAATCATTTCCTAATATTAAGACTTATTCAAAGGCAACAGAAATAAAATTAGATAAATTGAAGATACTTCTTCTTCCTTGGATTAATTCTGAGAATTATGAAGAGTCGCGTAATGCTATTAAGAAATCCAAATCAAAGGTTGCCATGGGACATCTTGAGATTAATGGATTCAGAGCTACACGTGGACATATAATGGAAACTGGTATGGATGTTGGAGTATTCAATAAATTTGAAAGGGTTTATTCAGGACATTTTCATACTCGTTCAGAGGATGGAAATATATGTTATTTGGGTAATCCATATGAGTTATTTTGGAATGATGTGAATGATCCAAGAGGATTTCATATCTTTGATACGGAAACCCTCACTCATATTCCAGTAAACAATCCATATAAATTATTTTATAATGTCTACTATGACGATACTAATTACAAATTGTTTAATGCTACAGAGTATGAGAGCAAAATTGTCAAAGTAATTGTTCGTAAAAAATCTAAACCAAAGAATTTTGAGAAATTTATCGATAAACTTTATTCGGTAGGTGTACAAGATTTAAAGATTATTGAAAACTTTGATATTCAAGAGAATGAGGATTTTGAGATTGATGAGGAAGAGAATACAATCTCTATTTTGAATCGTTATATTGATGAATCTGAATTTGAATATGATAAGAATATTATTAAAGGCATCTTTCAGGATCTTTATAGAAAAGCATGTGAGGTAGAATAATGTATCTTCTTACTCTTAAAAATGGTAAAGATGATGGTGCTTTTGCTGTACAAGATGGGCATGGAGATAAAGTTTTATTTCTTTTTGAGAAAGAGGATGATGCTGAAAGATATGCTATGATGCTAGAGGATGAAGAAGATCAAATTATGGATGTGATTGAAGTTGATGATGCCCTTGCTTTAAAGACATGTAAAATGCATAGCTATAAGTATGCTGTTATTACTCCCGATGACATTGTAATTCCACCTAGAAAATGATAATCTTTAAAAAGATTAAATACAAAAATTTTCTTTCTGCAGGTAATCAGTGGACTGAAATTGATTTTGAAAAATATAATACAAACCTCGTCATTGGAACAAATGGTGCGGGTAAATCCACTATGCTGGATGCATTGACATTTGTTTTATTCAATAAACCATTTCGTAAAATCAATAAACCACAATTAATTAATACTACTAATGAGAGGGATTGTTTAGTAGAAATTGAATTTTCTGTGAATAGTAGGGATTATCTTGTACGACGTGGAATAAAACCAAATATATTTGATATTGAAGTGAATGGAAATCTCCTTCATAGAGAAGCAGATGATAGAGCTAATCAAAAGATACTAGAAGAAAATATTTTAAAGGTAAATTATAAATCTTTTACTCAAATTGTAATCTTGGGTAGTAGTAGTTTTGTGCCTTTTATGCAATTGACAGGTGCTAATCGTAGAGATGTTATTGAAGATTTGTTAGATATTAGAATTTTCTCTGCAATGAATATTTTAATTAAGGAAAACATTAGATTGTTAAAAGAAAATACTAAATCGTTAGGACTTAAGAAGGATAATATCAAGGATAAGATATTAATGCAAGAGAATTTTATTGAAGAACTTGAAGAGCAGAGCAAGAGTAATATTCAAGAAAAGAGTGATAAGATTAAAGTTTTAAGTGTTGAAGTTGATACTCATATTGAAAAGAATCAACTTATAGAAGGGGATGTTTCTGATCTTTTAAAGAAGCAAGAAGAGGTTACGGGTGCTTCTGAAAAGTTAGCGAAACTTAATAATCTTAAGGGTAAAATTACTCAAAAAGTAGCAACAATTGCTAAAGAACATAAGTTTTTTGAGGAAAATGTAGTATGCCCTACATGTACACAATCTCTTAAGGAAGATTTTCGTTTAAATAGAATTGATGGCGTTCAAAATAAAGCAAGGGAGCTGCAGAAAGGTTATCAAGACCTGGAAGAGACCATTAAATTAGAACAAGATCGAGAACGCCAATTCCAACAACTTACAAAGGAGATTTCTAAACTCAACAATGGCATTTCTCAAAACAATACTCGCATCTCTGGGTGTCAACGACAAATCGGAGATCTGGAATCGGAAATTCAGAGAGCTACCGAACAACTTGCAAACAGAAATACTGAGCATGACAAATTAACAGAGTTTAAAGAAAACCTCCAAAATACATTAGAAGACTTATCAACTAAACGAGAAGAAATTACCTACTACGATTTTGCCTATTCCTTACTTAGGGATGATGGTGTAAAGACGAAGATTATTAAAAAGTATCTTCCTTTCATAAATCAGCAGGTTAATAGATACTTACAGTTGATGGATTTTTATATTAACTTTACTTTGGATGAGGAGTTTAATGAAACGGTAAAGTCACCGATTCATGAAGACTTTTCTTATCCATCTTTTAGTGAAGGTGAAAAGATGAGAATTGATCTAGCACTTTTATTCACTTGGAGAGAAGTTGCTAGGATTAAGAATTCAGTTAATACAAATCTTTTGATTATGGATGAGGTTTTTGATAGCTCTCTTGATGGATTTGGAACAGATGAATTTCTTAAGATTATTCGTTTCGTCATTAAGGATGCTAACATCTTTGTTATTTCTCACAAATCAGACTTATATGACAAGTTTGACAATGTGATAAAATTTGATAAAGTAAAAGGATTCTCGCAAAGGACACCCAAGCCATGAATGTCCCAAATTGGCAACACCACTCAAAAAAAGAACAGAAACGCACCTTGAAGCCACAAGCGTTGCGACGATCAAAATATAGAAGGCAAGCACTCAAAAGGAAACTTAAGGGTGCTTCTTCTTTAGTTGCACTTGTTATTAGGAGGTTTAAAAAATGGTAAGTGAA